AGCGGCGATATCGCGGCGGCGATCCGCGCCCTGCAGGGGCGCTGAACGGTCAACGCGGTGCGACGGCGGCGCGTCAGCCGCCGGGTGGCGCCTCGCGCATCCAGGGGAAGTCATGTTTCAGGTGTCGGCACTCAGCAGCGCCCAGGACCGGGCGCTGGCGGAGGCGACGGCGACGTATCAGGCAGCAGTGGAGGCGTGGCTGCGTCGGTATCTGGCGGGCGCAGCGGCAGCGACGGAGTAGGGGAAGACGGAGCATGACGGCGACACAGGCACCGAACCGCTGGCGGAACCGCATTGTCGGCCTGGGGGAGGAAGCGCCGGACCAACTGCTCGCCTTCCCCGGCAACCCGAAAATCCACCCGAAGGCGCAGCAGGACGCGCTCGAAGGCGCCATCGCGGAGTTAGGCTGGCTGGTGCCGGTTGTGGTGAACCGCGCGACGGGCCACGTCTTGGATGGACACGCCCGCATCGGCCTCGCTATCAGCCGCGGGGAGCCAACGGTGCCGGTGGCCTATGTAGAGCTGCCGGCCGAACAGGAGGCGTTGGCGCTGAGCACGATTGACCCCATCGGCAATCTGGCGGTGCATGACCGCGAGGCGTTGGATGCGCTGCTGCGGGATGTGCAGACCAGCGATGCGGCGCTCCAGTCGTTCCTGTCCGACTTTGCCCAGGAGCAAGGGTTGGACTTCGGCGGCGGGGATGGATTGCCCCAAATGGAGGCACCGGAGCCACAGATTGACCGGGCGGCGGAGTTGCAGGAACAGTGGCAGACGGCGGTGGGGCAGTTGTGGGTCATCCCCTCGCGGAGTGTGCCGGGGAAGGCGCATCGGCTGCTGTGCGGGGATAGCACCAAGGCGGAGGACGTGGCGCGGTTGATGGCGGGCGACCGCTATGAGATGGTGTGGACCGACCCGCCCTATGGTGTTGCGGTGGGCGATAAGAACAAGTACCTCAACTCGATTGCTCGGAGCAATCGAGTTGAGGAAAACCTGACCAACGATACGCTGAGTGAGTCGGCACTTGTCGCGCTGCTTCGTGCTGCGTTTGGTGTGGCGGTCGCCCACGGCACCGCCGGGGCCGCGTGGTATGTAGCGGCCCCGCCGGGGCCGCTACATATCGTGTTTGGCCAGGTGCTCAAAGACATGGGCATCTACCGACAGACCCTCATTTGGGTGAAGCAGAACGCCACCTTCGCACCGTTGGGCGTGCCGTACCACTGGCGGCATGAGCCTATCTTCTTTGGGTGGATGCCAAACGGCGCACACCGCGACTATGCTGGCCGCACGCAAGATACGGTGTGGGAGATTGACCGGCCGCAGAAGTCGCCGGAACATCCGACGATGAAGCCGGTGGAGTTGGTGGCGCGGGCGCTGGAGAACAGTAGCCGACGCGGTGAGTTGGTGTATGACCCATTCCTGGGCAGCGGCACCAGCCTCGCCGCTGCCGAGCAGACTGGCCGCCTGTCGTATGGCCTGGAGATTGAGCCGAAATACTGTGCTGTGGTGCTGGAACGCCTCGCGCAGATGGCCCTAGAGCCGCGGCTGGAGCACGCCTGATGTTTGCGTAACCTGTCGGTAGTGCTATGAGAAAGCCAGAGCAGTTCACTGCCGTCCAAGTGGCCGATGCGCTCCGCAAAGCGCGGGGCATCAAGGCGGTGGCCGCGCGTGCCCTGGGCTGTAGTCGCGTCACCGTGGAGGCGTACTGCAAACGCTACCCCACCGTCCAGGCGGTGGTCGAGGAGCAGCGTGAGTTGCTGGTAGACGTGGCCGAGAGCCACCTGACCAAATGGGTAGATGCCGGCAATGAGCGGGCCGTCTTCTGGACGCTGGGCACGCTGGGCAAGGACCGGGGCTATGTGCCACGTGAGGAGCACACCGGCAAGGATGGCGAGCCTTTGCAGGTAGAGGTGATAGATGCGCGCGAGCGGCTCAAGGCGAAGCTGACGGAGGTACGCCTACGCCAGTTACCGCCGCCCGCTGCTAATGCCGACGAAGGCGAAGGGGAGCGCAATGCCGGCGCTGCGTAAGCGTCTACGGCGGCGTGCCGGTAGCCGTCTTCCAGGGGCGGCCCGGTTTGCGGTCAGCGACGGCCGCCAATGCCCGTTCCGCTATCTGCCAGTCGCGCCCGCGTTTCACGGCCACCAAGCGGCCGGCCCGAATCAGGGCCAGTACGCGGCTGCGGCTCACGCCCAGCCGCGCCGCTACTTCTTGCGTCGTCAGCATCGCTCAGTACACGGGCAGTTCGGCATCGAGAATGGTGTCTATCGCGTCGCGCTTCGTGCGGATGTCGCTAACGCGCGCATGGCAGCGGGCCGCGCAGCGCAGCGTATCGCGATCCAGCCGCGCCAGTTCGCTCGCACGCGCCGCGCGCTGCTGCATCCGCACGAAGCGCTGTTCGTCGGTCATCGTCCGCTTGGTGTACATCGTTCTGCGTTCCTTTCTACTGATAACTATAGCACACATCGCACAGTTATGCAAGGGGGAAACGGGAAAGATGCCGGCGCTGCTTGACGACCTCCTGACCGTCGCCCCGGAGCAGGCCGATGCCGCCATTGATGCGCTGACCGAGGCGCAGGCCGAGGCGCTGCTGTATGACTGGTTTGGGACGTGGGCGCGGGACAACCAGCAACCGCCGGCCTGGGACTGGCGCGTGTGGCTCATCTTGGCGGGGAGAGGCTACGGGAAAACCAGAGCCGGTGCCGAGATGGTGCGCTGGTGGGTCAGGCGCTATCCCCTGGTGAACATCATCGGGGCCACGGCCGACGATGCGCGCGACATCATGGTGACGGGCGAGAGCGGCATCCTGGCCTGCTGCCCGCGTGCGGAGCGGCCGGTGTACCGCGCCTCCCAACGCCGCCTGGATTGGCCCAACGGCGCCAAGACGTTGATCTTCACGGCGGATGAACCCGAACGGCTGCGCGGGAAGCAGGGCCAAAAGCTCTGGGCGGATGAGCTGGGCGCGTGGCGCTATAGCGAGGCGTGGGACCAGGCCATGCTCGGCTTGCGTCTGGGCGACAATCCGCAGGCCATCGTCACCACCACGCCCAAGCCCAACAGCCTCATCCGTGGACTGGTGTGGAGCAATCCGAGCGCGCCGCTGGGGGAGCGCCTACCGAACCCGACCACGGCAGTCACGACCGGTACGACCTACGAGAACCGCGCCAACCTCGCGCCACAGTTCTACGCCGAGATTATCAGCAAGTACGAAGGCACCCGCCTCGGCCGCCAGGAGTTGGGCGCGGAGTTGCTGGAGGATATCGAGGGCGCGCTGTGGACGCACGCTAGCCTCGATGCGCTGCGTGTCCGGGAAGCCCCGCCGCTGACGCGCGTGGTGGTGGCGGTAGACCCCAGCGGCACCAGCGGCGAGGACGCCGACGAGGTGGGCATTGTGGTGGCCGGCAAGGGCGAGGATGGGCACGGCTATGTCCTGGCCGACCTGTCCGGCCGGTTCTCACCGGACCAGTGGGCACGGCGGGCCGTGGAGGCGTATCACCGCTTTGAGGCGGATCGGCTAGTGGCCGAGGTGAACTATGGCGGCGACATGGTGGAGCACACGCTACGCACCGTAGACCGGCGCGTGGCCTACCGCAAACTGATTGCGAGCCGGGGCAAGCATGTCCGCGCCGAACCCATCGCCGCCCTGAGCGAACAGAGCCGCGTCCATATGGTCGGAACGTTTCCGGCATTAGAAGATGAACTGTGCGCGTTCACCAGCGCCGGCTATGAAGGCGCTGGCTCCCCCGGCCGGGCGGATGCCTACGTGTGGGCGATGACCGAGCTGTTCGAGCGCGGGACGCCAAAGGTACTGTAAAGGCAAGGCTATGGCTACTTCACCTGGACCACCCACCACTGACCGCAGTAGCAACCCCCTCCGTGCTGCCTGGAACTACCTCCGGGGCAACGACTTGCAGTTGCCGCGCACCGAGGCGCTGAGCCAGAGCAAGGGCGTCATGCGTCCTGGCGCTGCGCCCACATCTGCACCAGAGCGCAAGCTGTACTACTACGACGATATCGGCGCCGCCATCCGCCTGGGGACGCTGGTGCATGGTCCCGGCGCCTCGGAACTCCTGGGCTATGCCACCGGCCACGGCCAGGATGCCAACTCCGCCGTGTTCGCCTGCCTCACCAAAGTCTGCACGGCGTATACCGAAGCGCAACCCAAGGTCTACCGCTTCCCGCGTGATGGCGGCTCACCGGACGTGCTGCCGGACCATCCGCTCGAAGTGCTGCTGGACGAACCGAACCCGCACCTGACCGGCATTGAGCTGCGCTGGTGGACGCAATGGGCGCTCAAGGTCCATGGCAACGCCTACTGGCGCAAGGCCCGCGCGGGCAACCCGGATACCGGGAATGTGGTGGAACTGTGGCCCATCTCCCCTACCCTCGTGGCCCCCATCACGTCCCGTGAGGACCGGCGGCGGGGCATCTTCATCTCGCACTACCGCTGGGAATACGAAACCGGCAAGTTCGAGGACATTCCGCTGCACAACCTCGTGCACTTCCGCGCCGGTCTGGACGATTACGACCACCGGTTGGGCGTGTCCGGCCTGCGGCGGCTGCTGCGGCAGGTGAGCACCGATGAGGAGGCGACCCGGTTTACCGATAGCCTGCTGCGGAACTACGCCGTGCCTGGCCTGGTGGCAAAGACCGACGCCGACCTCCAACAGCAGGATGCCGATGCCATCAAGCAGAAGTTGTCGTTTAGCTTCGGGGCGGGGCAGCGCGGCAATGTGGCCGTGCTGGACAACGGCATGGACGTGGCGCAGTTCGGCTTCTCGCCAGAGCAGATGAACCTGGCGGCGCTGCATCGGGTGCCGGAGGAACGCATCGCCGCCGTGATTGGCATCCCCGCCATCATCGCCGGCCTGGGCGCGGGCCTGGAGCGCAGTACCTATAGCAACTTCCGGGAAGCGCGGGAGATGTTCACCGAGCAGGACATCCTGCCGCTGTACGTGGCCGATGCCGCCGTCATCAACCGGCATCTGAAGCCCGACTTCACGACCGACCGTCGCCTGCAAGTGCAGTTTGACATCGCCAAGATGCGGGCGCTGCAGGAGGATGAAGATGCCCGGTACAAGCGGTTGACGGAGGCGTTGAGCAAGGGCGGTATCACGCTCAACACCTACCTGTCGGAGTTGGGCTTTCCGCCGGAGCCGAACGGGGACATCTACTACCTCCCCACCACCATCAAGCCGACGAAGCCGGAAGATCTGGCGAAAGCGCCGGACCCGATGCCGTTGCCTGGGGCTGCTGATGGGACTGATGACCCTGCCCTGGCCGATGGACGCAGCGGGCAGCGCCGGTTGCCCCCGCCGGGTGATGCGGGCGACGACGAAGGACAGGAGCAACGCAGTCTGCCGGCGGGGCAGCGCATGACCAAGGCCCGCCTACGGTTGCGCGTGCTGGAAGGACGGCAGGGCGCCCCGGCCGACGACCCGCAGCAGCAGAAGCAACAGGCCATCCGGCCGCGCATCCGGCCAGAGGAGTTTCCCGCCTTCTTTGAGGCGATGCGCGAGCTGGCGGTACCGGCGCTGCGTGATGACGTGCAAGCCTACCTGGATGGGCAGAAGCGGCGATTGCAGGCGCGCGTACTGGCGGATTGGCGTGACCCGGCGACGGCGGACCCGGCCACCGCGCGGGCGATACTGCCATCGGCGGACCGGCTGCAACGGGAGCGCCAGGAGGGAGTAGGCTAGACGCATGGGAAACAACGACCCCGCCCCGCGTGCCGGGTGCATTGAGCCACCCTGCGATGAACGCCTGTGGATGGAGGGGCTAGACGGCATCTGCCGCACGTTCCTGGAGGCCATCCCGGCGGAAGACCGCGCCAAGTGGGACCGCATCGTGTTTGCCGCGGAGACGGAGCATCAGGCGATGCGCGAGGGCGTCATCTATCTCATCTTTGCGCGGCAAGGCCGCTACCACTCCACGCCGATCTCAGAGTTCCTGGTGCGCTCCGAGGATGGCCTCACGTTTGCGAAGCGGATGCCGGAACGCGCCGAGATGGCGCTGGCCGCGCTAGAGGCGGAGCGGGGCTAGCCCATGCCCTTGCATCCCCTGCCGCCGTGGTTCCTTGACCCCTCTATCAGCGATGCGGAACTCCAACGCCGCTGGGCCGCGGGCGCCGAGGAAGCGGTACGCCGACTGCGCGAACGGGTAGACGCGCTACGGGTGGAGTTGCAGGCCGCTGAAGCCGACTTGGCCGCCGCCGAGGCCTTCGCTGCTGACGCGACGGCCATCAAGGCCGCCTATGCGCCGCCAGTTGCCACCATCCGGGAAGTGCCGCCGGCCCTCCCACGTCCACGGGTGGCGTCACGGCAGTACGGCCAGGGGAGACGCTAGCCGTGCTGCCGGCGGATGTGGACACCCTGTATGCCACGGAGGCGGAGCAAGCGGCGCTGCTCACGTTGCTGGACCAACGCTATGCCGCCATCCTCGCCGCCGTGCATGAGTTGGTGGCTGCCGCCTTTGCTGGTGCCTCTGGCACCGACGAAGGGAGCCTGGGGCTGGACTTCCAGCTCGACCAGGCGGCGCTGCGGGCGCTGTGGGACGAAGCGGCCGTGCGGGCGGTGCAGATTGATGAGACGACGCGCGCCGCCCTGGGCGACCTCTTGGCGACGGCCCAGGAACGGGGCTATTCCGCCTGGCAACTCGCCAACGGCGTGCCCGACGATGGCTATGCCGGCATCGCCGGCCTGTATGAGCAGACCTGGGCGGCCCGCGCGGAGACGATTGCCGGCAGTGAGATTGCCTGGGCCATGTCTCTGGCGGCACTGAACCGTTACGCCGCCACCGGGCGCGTGTCGCGCGTCCGCATTCTGGAGGCGACGGATACCGATAAGCCCTGTGCCGACCGGGCAGGCATGGTGGTCCCCATCACCGCGCGGCCCATGCCCTTGCATCCGAACTGCCGTCTACAACTGCAACCCGTATTGGATGACTGATGGATACGCAGGCACCTGCCGCGCGTGGAGAAGGAACCATCATCGCCTTCGTGCGGCGGGGCGACATGCTGGACGAAATCATTGAGCAGAACGCCAAAGGGTGGCGGCTCGCGCACGCCGACCCGATGCTGCCCGACCCCAACCGACCGGGGATGTTCGTGACGATGCTGGAAGGCGTCAACGTACCGCCGGAGGACCGCTGGCTACTCCCAGACTGGCGGCGCACGTCACCCTATGTGGCGCTCACGTTTGTTCGACCCGTTGAGGGAGCACCGGACTGATGGAGCGCATGGGACCAGACGAGGTGCTTGCCATTCGGCGCGAGGTGGTAGCGTCAGCCAAGGCGCGCGCTGAGGGATGCGCCGCTGCCCTGGCGGCCGCGGATACCGCCTGGCAGGAAGCGGCGGCGCAGTTTCAGGCCGCGCACCGGGCACTTCTGGAGGCGGCGCGCCAGTTTACGGCAGCCGAGCGACGGAGCACGCGCGCACAACAGCGGCAACAGCAACGCGAACGGTGGGCACAGGAAGCCGCCGAGGTCTACCGAGGGGCGCGCGAGGCGTTGGCCCGCCTGGAAGGGCAGGGGGAGCCGGACTGATGCTGGTCCTGCCCAACGCCAAGGACCGCCGCTGGCCGACCGTGCTCCGTGTGCTCAGCATCGTGGGCGACCGCAATGCCTGTAGTGCTTGGAGAATCTGGCAACCCTTCCGCGCGCTGCAACAGCGAGGCTATCCGGCGGAGTGGACCTGGAAGACGGACGTGCTGACTCCCCTCGTGGCCCAGGCGTTCGACGTATACGTGCTGCCCCGTATCTGGTGGCCCACCGCAGAGCAGTACCGGGCCGCCTCCTGGTTTGCCACCGTGCGCGCCGCCGGCCGGTTCGTGCTGTACGAAACCGATGATGACTTGTTTAGCGAGTGGGTCGTACCCCAGCAACAGCAGAGCGTGCGGCCCCATGCCACCGTGGCGGAGTTGGAAGCCGAGCGGCAGGCCCGCATCTGGACGCTGCGCCAGTGTGACGGCGTGACGGTGACGACGCCCCGCCTCGCCACCATCGTCCAGCAGTACACCGATGCGCCGGTGGCGGTCGTGCCCAATGCCCTGGATGCCCGCTGGTTTCGTGCCGTGCAGCGCATGGCCTCACCGCGGCGCAGCATCCCGCCGCTGACGATTGGCTGGCAGGGCGGCGCGCGGCCCGATGCCGATGTGGCGGCGATGGCCGTCGCCTGGGGCCGGATTGCCCGCCGCTTCCCGCACATCACGTTCGTGGTGCAGGGCCATCAACCGCGCATCCTGCACGAGCAGGTGCCGCCGGAGCGGTTACGCGCCATCCCCTGGTTGCCATTGGAGGCGTATCCGTTGGGCCTGGCGAATACGGACATTGCCTGCTGCCCGCTGGCCGATGCGCCCTTCAACCGCGCCAAGAGCAGCATCAAGGCGTATGAAGCGGCGGCGTCGGGCAGTGCCGTGGTGGCCTCCCCCACGGTGTACCGCCAGGTGGTAACGCCGGGCGAAACCGGACTACTCGCGGAGACGGCCGACGAATGGGAGGCGTCGTTGGTGGCGCTGGTGGAAGATGAGGCGCTACGGCGCAAACTGGCGCGGCGGTTGTGGCGCACGGTCGAGCAGCAACACACCCTCGAAGGACAGGTAGAGCGATGGCCGCAGGCATGGCAGCAGTTAGTGACCCAGGCGGCGTCTTTGCGCGGGCGCGGGCGACGGGCACCACTGGCGTTATCGCTGGTGCCATCGTAGACTACCCGCCGCGCTGCTGGCGCTGTGGCCGCGCGTTGGCGGAATACCTCGCGCGGCCGTGGTCGCTGCGCTGCCGGCATTGCCGCAGTTACAACAAGAGTGCCCCGATGGATGGCCTGCCGTGAGGCGTGTGTGCCGGGAAGTTGTGTCGTCCGCCCCATCTGGCGCTATACTGTGCGTAACGAGGCACCCGCCGCCATCCGTGCGGCATCGCCGCCTCGCCATAACGTGAGCGGGCTCCCCTGTACAGGGACGTAGGCGCGGCCCCTTTTCCGGGCAACCGGAGAAGGGGCCGTTGCATTGGAACTCGCCTACAAAGCCGTTCCGTTTGAGCTGCAAGAGCTCAAGGCCGCCGACGACGGCGACGGCTGGATGTTCAGCGGCTACGCTAGCACCTACGGCGGCCCGCCGGACCACGGCGGCGATGTGGTGCTGCCGGGTGCCTTTGACGACAGCCTGAAGCGGCGCCCCAAGCCGAAGCTGCTCTGGCAGCACGACATGCGGGAGCCCATTGGCATTCCGCTGTCCCTCAAATCCGATGAGCACGGCCTGCTCGGCACGTGGCGCATCGTCGACACGGCGCGGGGCAGTGACGCCTACAAGCTGCTCAAGGCCGGCGCGCAAGACAGTCTCAGCATCGGCTACGTCGCCGTCGAAACCGAGTTCGACAAGGCCGGCGATACGCGCTTCCTCAAGGCGGTGGACCTGTTGGAAGTGTCCATCGTCAGCGTGCCGATGAACGAGAAGGCGCTGGTGACGAGCGTCAAAGCCGAGCAGTCGCTGGCCGCCTATTGGGCGGAAGTGACGGACACCGTGATTACCGCAGTCGCGCGGGCGGAAGCCCTGGAGCGACGGCGCGCGGCGGAAGGGCGAGAGCTGTCCGACGCGCAGGCACAGGTGTTGGGGCAGGCGCTCAAGCAAATGACGCCTAGCCTGTCGCGCCTGTCCGGCCTGTTGGCCAACCGCACGGAGGCGAGAGCCGAGGCGGAAACGATTGCTGTCCGACTGGAACTCGCCCGGCGCAAAGCCCAACGCGCCGGCCTCTTGGAGCCAACCACGCCATGAGCGCAACCGCCACCATTCAGACCGCCTCTCTGCCGGAACTCAACCAGCAAATCAAGGAGCGGTACGAAGCCGCCGACCAGATTGAGAAGAAGTACGGCACCGCCCCGATTACCTCCGCCGACGATCTCGCCCAGGTCAAGCGCCTGCTGAGTGAGATTGACGAGTTGGAGGCGCATCGCTCGAACCTCGAAGATGCCGAGCAGCGCCGCAGCCGCATCCTGCAAGGCCTGGACAAGGCCACCAAGCCCGCCGTCTACGTGCCGCAGGGGGCGCAAGGTGAGGACCGCACCCGCGCCAAGCAGTATTCGCCGGGCGACCAGTTCATCCGCAGCAACGAGTACCGCGACCTGAAGCAGAAGGGCGTCTTCCACAACCACCTGAACCGGATTGACTTCAGCGTGCCGTTGCAGGATGGCACCTCGCTGCTGGTCTGGAAGCGGCTCGCCCCGCAGATGGAAGATGCCGAGCAGAAGGCACTCGTCTACGGCGGGAGTGCCACCGTGGGCGGGGCGCTGGTTGCCAACGATGTACGGCCCGGCTTCCTGGATATCTTGCAGCGTGAGATCACGGTGCTCGACCTGATTCCCAGGGTGGCTACTGATAGCGACACCATCGAGTACGTCCGCGAAACGACCTACACCAACAATGCCGCGATGGTGGCCGAAGCGACGGCGACCACCGGCGACAGTGGCCTGAAGCCCGAATCCGTGCTCGCCTTCGCCGCCGCGACGGCGGCCGTGCGGACGCTGGCCCACTGGATTCCCGTCACCAACCGCATGCTGGCCGATGCGCCGGCCATCCGGGGCATCATCAACTCCCGCCTGCTGACCGGCCTGACCCTGGCGCTGGAAGACCAAATCCTCACCGGCAACGGCACCGGCGAGAACTTCACCGGCATCCTGAACGCCGGCATTCTCACCCAGGGCATCGGCAGTGACAACGTGCTGGATGCCATCTTCAAGGCGAGGACGCAGGTACGCGTCACCGGCCGGGCGCGGCCCAATGCGGTGGTGCTGCATCCCAACGATTGGGAAGCGGTGCGCCTGAGCCGTGAGAACGCGGCCACTGGCACGCTCGGCGGCTACCTGATGGGGCCACCGTCCCAGGTGGGCGCTACGACCGTGTGGGGCTTGCCGGTGGTGGAGAGTGAAGGCATCACCGAGAACACCGGCCTGGTCGGGGACTTCGCGATGGGCGCCACCCTGTTCGATAGGGAGCAGAGCGCGGTGCGGGTAGGTCTGATTGATGACCAGTTTGTCAGAAATCTCCAGACCATCCTTGCTGAGCTCCGCGCCGCCCTGGTTATCTGGCGCACTTCATGTTTCGCCGCAGTGACGGGGATTTGACGGTTCTTCTCTGTCACCGGCATCTAACGAAAGGGAGCCATGCGCATGGCAGCACGCAAGAGCGACGAACCAGAGCAGGGTCTCGTGCACGACCGGGCAGACGACGATGCTGCGCCAGTCCGGGATGCCCTGTCGCGGCGGGTCGCTCCGGACGAACCGGCGACGCGCACGGCCGGCGATCCGGCCCCGGCGCCAGCGCCCATCTTGCCATCCGGCAGCAAGCGCAGCGCCATCAAGCCGGACGTGCTCTATCGTCCGGCGCGGGGCGGTGCCGTCCGGGTGACGCATGCGGATGGCTCCCACTCCTACCACGGCGGCGCGACGTTGCTGCGCTTTGCCGAGCCGCCCAAGGAGATTGACGGCGACCTGGAAGAAGCCCTGAGCGGGGACGACTACGCCGCCGTGGCGGGCCTGCTGCCGGCCGACCGCCGCATGCCGGGCAAGCCCAAAGATGACCCGGTGGAGGCGTTCTCGTTCGCTGACCTCCAACTGGCCCGCATGTCCACCCAGGCCATGCTCGCGCGGCGGGCCAGGGTGCGCTAAGGGACCGGGACAGGGACACGAGGGAGCACCGGGGACGTGACCATGCGGCGCCCGCGCTGGCTTGACCGTCTGTCTTCTCTCCTTCTTCCGCGCCTGGGGCGGCGGCCTCGCCTCCATGCCTCGCCGCCCCAGGCGTTGGACGCCGACATGGCCCCAGAGAGCGCCGCCATGCCGCCGAAGCAGCGCCGGGGCTATGCCGACAAGATGCGCCGGCCACGGCGCGATTACGAGGACAAGGCCGCCTGATGCTGATGGATGCGCCACCCACGTTCGACGCCTTCCGGGCACGGCCGTACCTGTCCGTCATCATCCCCTGTGGCGGCAAGCGGCCGGAAGGCTTGACCCGCACGCTCGATAGCCTGGTGTTGCAGGGCAGCGCCGCGGCCGACCTGGAAATCCTGGTGGTAGGCGATACCCTGGATGGCCCGCTGCCCCACATCGAGGCGCTGGTGGCCGCCCGGCACGACCCGCGCATCCGCTACCTGGCAGCGGCCGGGGAGCTGCACGCCTGGGGCCAACCCCAACGGCAGGCGGGCATGGAAGCCGCGCGGGGCTATTGGCTGTGGTGGCTGGCCGATGACGATATCGCGACCATCGGCAGCATCAGTGCCATCAAAGCCGCCATCAAGGCGCAACCGCATCGCCGGCCCCTGCTGTTCCAGTTCATGGCCCCCTGGCGCACGAAGGTGTGGACACCGGGGATGCCCAAACTGTTCGAGGGCAACATTGATGCATCGGGCATCATCGCGCCCAACGTCCCGGACAAGCTGGGCACCTGGACGAACCGCTACGCCGGTGATTACGACTTCATCGCGCTGACGGCGACGATGTGGGCGCATGACGTCGCCTGGGTGGACCAGGTGATTTGTTGGACGCGGCCCACGCCCGGCGAGGACTGGACGCGCCATCATCGCCAGGCCGCAGCCGGGGCACCCGTCCGGCTCAACATCGGCGCGGGCGACTTCCCCCTGCCGGCCGCGGACGGGTGGGTGAATGTAGATGCCATCCCTACGCTCGCCGGGGCGGACCTGTGCCTGGACGTGACGGCGCACGCGCTGCCGTTTGCCGATGGCGAAGTGGCGGAAGTGTACGCCGGCCACTTCCTGGAACATCTGACGCGCGAACAGGTGCCCGCCTTCCTGGCCGAAGTGCGGCGCGTGCTGGTGCCGGGTGGGCGGTTTGGCGTGGTAGTCCCGGATACGCGCGAGGTGATGCGCCGCTACGTGGCCGGCGAGTGTACGCCGGTAGAGTGGCCGGAAGGACACATCCGGGACATGAGCGACCTGGACGACATCTGCGCCATGATCCTGTTCTCCACCGAGCAGGAGAGCCGGCATCAGTGGGCCTATGACGCCAGGACGTTACGGCGCACCCTGGAGCGGGCTGGCTTTACCGTCACTGGCGCGATTGACCGGCACGCCGACCCACGCCTGTCCACCGGCCAGTGGTATCAGTGCGGTGCCGACGCCATCACGCCGGTGGCCGCGCCTGCCCCGGTACCCGCCGCTGTCCACGCGGAAGCCCCCCGCGTGCTGGCTGAGGTAGGAGCCTGACCGGCATGGCGCTCACTTCCGTCGAACAGGTAGCCGAGTACCTGGGGCGCGAGTTGACCGGCGCGCAGAACGCCCAGCTCGAAGCCCTGCTGCCGGCCGTGG